AACTCCTAATAAGTTACGTCAATCCTATTATACCCTAAAGGATTTTTTCTAAACAAATTAGCATGTTCATTTCCGCCAGTGACCCGTGTATTAGTTGAACGTAACTTTTGGCTAATGCCCTGCAAGAGACCCCATACATTTGTAACTCTATGTGTCTCAACCGCGCCTGTTGCCCATCCATTTGTCCGAATCCTTAGTCTACCATTATACATAGCGTTAGACCATTTATCAATAGAAGCAAAACTTCCAACCCACTGTCCTTCCCATGGATCAGTAGCAACTGTGTTGATAAATAATCCACCATTTGCGCGAAAATATTTCGACACTAGAGGCATCCAACCATTTCCATAAGAATTAGAATCAATAAAAGGAAGAGTATTAAAGTTTAAAGCCTCCCCAGGCCCCCCTTGTAAAGCATAATCAAATCCATACTCATGACAAGTATAAGAATAATTAGGAGCACCTGTATAATTAACTAGAGGTTCAACAAATAAGTTCTCTTGATTACTTCCAGCAGGAATAACATGGGTATGCATTGCTTTAGCTATAGCCTGCCAACCTTGAGATAAGGGGTCAATTATGATATCCCCGGCCAGGACCGAGCCCCCTTCAGCGGAATGACGTAACTTATTAGGAGTTGGTTGATCAGTGTTATATCCCCCCCACATGCTTCCTTCTGGGATAGGCAATAACTCCTCCCCATTTTCTTTAAAAATAGTGGTTTGAGGAACAAGACTTCTACCTCTTGAAGTATCAGGAATACACGCCTTATATGGAATCCTAGCAGCCTCATTCAATGTATTATTGACAACATCAATATAATCTAATAAAACAAAAGTTTTTGAATCAGCTTTTTGTGGGAGAGCAAAAACCTCTATAGTGTAATTCTGATTATATTGAGCATCTTCCATACTTGCTCTATGCGGTATAACAAATCTTCCGTCGTATATGTGTGTATGAGTAGCGATATAATTTGTTCCATAACTATAGGGAATATCAGTTAAGCTATTTCTTGTATGAAATTTAATTTTAGCAAGGGTGTAAGAGCTAGAATCTATAGAATAAAGCAACGGAATACTGTTCGTCTCCCCACATAAACCTACTGGAGTATCTATATTTTTACGCACATCTCTAAAAAAATGAGTGTATTCTGATAAAATAGTTTCTATCGCGCCATCTTCATTAAAGTCAGCAACATCAATCATTTCCCACTCGTTATTTGGAGTCCAAACAAAGAATACAAATTTGTCTTCCGTTGTAAGATATTCTGGTTTAGTGTGAATAACCACCCCCAAAGAATCATAATCACCTAGATTCGGAGAATCATTGTTTCCTGTTAAGTAATTCAAAGTTAACTCATAATCACTATTAGGAAGGAGTATATTCTTTTCTGTATTCGTCCTTAAACTATATCTTAACCGTGGAAGCCCCTCAGACCTTGACCTCATTAAAATATTTCTATTTCCTACCAAATACTTTTTATTATATTTGATTTCTTCATTTTCTTCTAAATCATAAATTATAAACTCGTTAGTACGGCTTAAAGTAGTAGAAGAATCAATCATATCAACACCGCTGATAACGTGTTTCGTTAGCATCTCTGGGGTTTTTCCAAAAGAAGGACTTTGTACACCTTGGATAACTTGCATTCCTATATCCTCTAAACCGCCTCCGCTTAACCCAAAATTTATAATGTACGGGTTTCGTACTGATGCCGATATAAGTTGTGCGCTTGTGTCTATAGCACTTCCATCTACAGAGAAATCTGAATTATAATAAATAGACCCATATGTATGAGAAATAATATTAGGCCCTCCAGCTTTATATGTGGTAGCTAACTTCTCAGGTAATCCTGGATACCCCCCTGTTCCACTAAAAAAGCTTGAAAATTGTTTGTAAATATAATGTACACCAAAGCCTGTGTTTAACCCACTTAAATTTCGAATATCTAAACTAGGGGAATAATATTTCTCATATCCTTCATCCGAAATTGTATTAGCAACACTAGTAATATGATTTGCCCAACCTCCTGATAAAGAAAATATTTCATAGTTATTATCTACAACAGCCTTAGCAATCTCTTCTTTTTTCTTTTCATCTAAATTAAAAAATAACTTTATTTCTTGTGGAAGAGTATCTCTCCTTGCAAGCTGGTCGCATGAAGAAACTGATAGTGTACTATAATTTCTAGTTAAAAAAGTTCCACTTATAGGTATGCCAAAAAAGGATAAGGTTGAGGAAACCGTACTACAATCATCTAGACCATATACCCCGCTAAGATTTTCTTCTGTGGCTGGGGCGAAATCGAAAGAAGATGGATTATAACCTAAAGGAACAAACTCAAGAATAGAGCTTGTATTATTATAAAAGGTGGGCATATTTTTTCCACTTCTATCAAACCACCCACTTTTGGTTAAAGCATGAGCAAAATTTCTTCGTCTAGTAGAAGCTCTAGGTATAGCACTTGTAGAAGGGACGGTAGCAGAGGTATTTACAACGGAACTTACGGCATCAAATGCGTAACTGGTTCTCTCTCTCCTAAATACAGGCACATTGGCATGTTGTACTGCGCTTCTAGAATCATCATAACCCGCGCCATAGTCGGTCCAGTCATTACCTAAAGCATACCCTGTGGCTCTATCATATACACCACTTAATTCAAAGTTAGCTAAAAGCCCTCCAGTAATGGCACGACCCTCAGGGGAGAGGCCCACAGGAGCACCACTCAAAGGAACATCTTGAAACGGAATCCTTATAGATGGACATATGGATTCATACCCAGAAGCAGACTCTCGGGCAAATTTGGATACGCGCACTCTAGGCACAGCCTTTGCTGGGGACATTTCATAAACCATAACTAAAGAATTTAATATATCGTTAACGGTATGCAAAGCAGAAACATCACTAAACATATCTGAAATAAACGGCCCTGCACAAACAGAAAAATCAAAAGTGGAAGACTTGCCATTCCATAAACTTAAATAATCATAATTATCTTCATCGTATCTCTTTAACATAGCTTCCATGTTAGGAGCATATTGTTGCGCGGAAGTGAAGAATAAGAAACTATTTTCAATATAAAGATCAGTAACTATATTTGAAGAAACGGCATACCCAAACACATATTTTCGAAAGGAGTCTCTATAGCTTTTAGTAACACAATAATCAGTTAATTTACTTACCAAAAAGGATAATAAATTAGAATTAACAATACAGTTTTGATAAAATTTCTCTTCTTCCCATGGGGGTATAGGAAAGTCTCTATTTCTAAAATTGAAAACAAACGCTGGGTCCTTTAAAATAGAAACCATAATGGATGTTGCTGGGTCTATAACCAATTCTCCGTACTCATCAAAGAAAGCCGTATAATAATTGCCGTCTTCTTGGTTTAGAGCAACTTCCCCAAACCAAGCAGTCCCGTCCTCCAAGACAGTAACTCTAAAGGGCTCATTTTTAATAATAAAAAGTTCGGGAAAATGTCTAACAGTATCAAGAAGTATAGTATCCACAGCTATACGAATATTAAAATCCATGTCCGTTGTGCTATATTGATCAAACCCGAAAGATGCAGCTACCTGCTCAAAATCTTCAAAGGAATTAAATACGCCACTTTCTGTTTTTAATAAATAATAAAGTAAATTTGGAATATAAGATTCATACAGTTCATTTAAGCTTCCACTTGTATTCAAAGGGTTTTGAACAATTATTGTATTAAATGCTTCAAGTAATGCTTGTTTAGTCCCCTTTTTTCTGTACAGATTTGCAGCATTTCGTATTTGGTTTCTCCAAGATTGCTCGTTTTTACCATAAAGTTGCCACCCTAATAAATTAGACAATAAGGGTAAAAACTTAGCAGGGCAATCATCAATTGATAATAAATTTCCAATAGACTCTACCTCATTGTTGATGTCAAAAAAGCTATAAGAAATAGCTTTCAAGAATTTAGAGAAAGGACCAACATACTCTGTATTATGCAACAACGAGGAAGTAATTATATAAGTATCAAAAGCATCCCTAACTTCTGTATTTTCTTTATCTATAAAAAGAGGAGAATAAATAATATCAACTAAAGTTTGTAATTTGTATAAATTTTGATTTCCACTTGTATAAGTTCCTGTTCCTGATGTAAATCTATTGGGAATTATTCCTGTGTCTAAAGAGCTAAAAGAAGAATAATTTTGCCAAAGATATTTTTGATAATCTTTTATTCCATCATTAAGTCTATAGGGCTTATCATTATAAAATTTATCAACAATAGATAAAGCAACAATAGACGAAGGACTTTGGACAGGGCCACTTGTATTTAAGAAATACAACCAACTTAAATTATCCATTAAATATATTCTTATATCATCAGAAGAAGCACCAAAAGCTCCAGAAGTATCAACAACTAAAGAAGAAGAATTAAGATGAATTAAGGGAAGAAGAGTTCCACTAACATAATCACCAAAAGCAGAAGAAGTACTATAAGAAGATATATTTTTTCCTAAGGGTTTTAAAATTCTAGTATAAAAGCTATTAGTTGTAATATTAGTAAGATTATTCTGTGTAATAAAAAATTGTGAAAACCCCTTAATATTCTCAACAGAACTAAAAAGGTTGGAACCTGCTACAGATGATGGTGATAATGTGTCTGTTAACTTTTTAAGAGATCTAATGTGGCTATTAATAAGCTCATCAGTATCCTTAATATCAACTCCGCAAGCAGAATAATCTTCATCCAGATATACATCTGGTGTCATAATTTTTACTGCATCTACAAAATTGCTTTTATAATAATTTCTTGCCATTATATAAATTCAACATTTACTGTTAAATTGTTTAACTGTATAACCTCATTAAAGGCTGGGATTATAGTATCTTTTATATTATCTATGGTTGAGTACCTTACTTCCGCTAACTCAAATATCAATCGGTTTAACTCCTGTGGAGTAAACTCTTGCCCAAACCCCATTCTATCGTAAGAGAAAAAGGAAGTAATAAGCGTAGCAGCACCTACCTTTAAGGACTCTTCTAAATCTTTAAATGCGGTATCACAGTATATGGTAACGATTAAATCTAATGTTCTTATTAAACCATCAACCACATTTATATCATCAGTTAACATTTTATACCTTTGAATATCATCTATAAGATTTACTTTATATTCCACAGTAGCCCTTTGAAGTTGTGTTGCGGTAGCTTTCTGCAAAACGTAAAGATCAATAATATTGGCAGAACAATATGCTTTTCTTGTTACAGCAGTCCCAATAGCTTTCCCCCCTGAAGGGCTTGTGTACCGTGAAATAAATGCATGAAAATCTGCCAAAGTTACTAACCTATCTTGTTGTTTAAAAACTAAGGGGCCATATCTTTTTGCATTCTCTATAGTTTCAGCATCCTGACCCCCTGTAGCAACGCTTGTATTAGTTGCTGTTCCATTCTTTCCTTCACTAGTAACAATGGGGACATTGAGTGTAGACCCTAAAATATTTCCTCGGACTCCTCCACCAACTCTATATAAAACTCTGTAAGAGGAATCATTAGGGGGACTTGATCCAACAACACCATCCCCAAATCTAATAGAAGCGGTATAATTATCATCATATATAACATCAAATACTTTATCCGTGGGACCAGACGCAGTTAATACATTGTCTACTTGAGTATATGCTCCCCCAAAATCCCCCTCATCATCTACATAAATTTGAATACTATTTTCAATAACGGGAGATTCGGTTAATGTAATCCCTTTAAATACCTCAGTACTAGTAAAAACGCCAGTCTCTTCAATAAGAGTTCCTTCTAAAATTGCTAAATTAGTCCACTTTAAACCCTCTTCATTTTCTGATTCAGACTTAAGAAAATACAATCTAGAAGAATTTTGAGACATTCCTACAATTTTTCCACTAGCCGTTTCATATAAAGTAAACTGCAAATTTCCTCCATCAAATGGAGAAGCTATTGAAAATATTCTATTCTCTGGGGAGATGTAAAAAGAATCTTCTTCCTCTGCTATGTCTAAAAGCAATTTTAGAAGGAACTCTTATTGAAGAGACTGGCTG